TAGCTCAGTTGGCTAGAGCATACGGTTCATACCCGTACGGTCGATGGTTCGAATCCATTCCTAGGCACCATTTTATTTAATAAGATTTTATAAAATTTGAAAAGTGCTAAAAATCGTAAGTTTTAAAAGCTAAAAACTTAATAAAGTTTTATAAATATCTATAAAATATAAAAATTACAACAGACAAAAAACAGACAAAGTTAAAAGAGATTCAATTAAGAATCTCTTATTTTTTTTACAAGTTATTTAGTTTATCCAAAACTTCTAATTTCTTCTCTTTCATTACATGTGTATAGATATCCATTGTAGTCGCAATGTCCCCATGTCCTAGCAAGACTTGAACTGTTTTAATTGGGATATCCATCTCAAATAATCTCGTAGCATAACTATGCCTTATCGAGTGAAAACTCCTATGTGGAATATTAAGTTTTTTACATATAGAAGCTATCCTTCTCTGAGGCTTTTTTGGCTCAATAGGTTTACCAAGATTAGAAAAAATCAGTTGGCCTTGGCGTGGGATATCTTTTAGCAGCTCCTGGACCTTATCTGGTAACGGGATTTCTCTAGCACTGTTTTTAGTTTTCAATTCCTTAAAGGTATAGGTTAATTTCCTGTCATCTACCTTATCCACATCTACATTTCTTCTATACTGTCTAGTAATCTTAACCATATTATCCTTAATATCGCTCCACTGTAACCCTAAAACCTCTCCAAGTCTTAGCCCTGTGTAAAATGTAAAGTAAATTAAGCAGTCAACAATATCTCTTTTATCTAAAGCTCTAAGAACCATTTCTTGCTCTTGCTTAGAAAATACATTTATATTTTCTTTTTTAGTTATTTTCTGTAATGTTACTCCAGGACAAAAATCTTTCATCATAATCCCTTGTATAATAGCGAATTTTACACATGAATGGATTTGGATATAAGTCTTTTTTATGGTATTAGCAGTAAAGTCTTTTTGCAACTCATTGAAGTATTGCTGCAAGTCCTTTAAAGTTATCTGATTAGCCTTTTTCCTGGCAATAGAGTAATTCATTAATCTTAATCTATAACTTGCTTCATATTCATAAAAAGTATTGGGGCTAACTTCTATCTTTTTAAAATTAAAGATCCAGTCTTTAAAAAGTTCTCCAAAACTAATATCAGAATTAGATAAAGAATTAGTTTTAGCTTGATATTTAGCAGTATTCATTTTATCCAATACTACTGACTTTTTATAGCTACCAAAACTTTTTCTAATCTGTTTACCGTTACTATCCCAGCCAACAGTGATATTTGCTTTATAATATGTTTTGCCATTCCTTATAACAGTAGAGATAGTCCCTTCTCCATTAGCTTTTCTACCTGCCATACAAAATCACACTCCTTTCAAATTGCATAAAAAGCAAGAGTGTGCTATAATTTGTATAGGCAAACAAAAAAGAGGACACACTCTTTTTAACCCCTACAGTGATACCGCGAATATCACTGCTGGGGTATTTTTTTATATTTTTTTAATTAATTCTATGAAGTTATTCCACCTATTTACACACAATTTTGCATGTAAATGCTTGTCTGATTCACGAATCTTTTCTTTAAAATGACTTATCAGTTTTTCGTGTCTGTTACAAGAGTAGTATTCTGTGAATTTCTTTAAATGCTTTAAACAAATTTTACTGGTTTCATCACTCATATCAAAACACGATTTAAAAAGTTCTATTGATAATGGTTTTCTTTTATGAAAACCTAAATAAAGAGCGATAGGTAACGGAGAACTACAGTGCCTCGCAAAACAATTAGCTTCTTTCTCTAGTGTGTCCTCGTATTCTTGAGGATCTGTAAAAAAATTTTTTACACATTCGCATTCATCAAAATGCTTTAGAAAAAAATGCCCTAATTCATGGAAAATTGTCCATCTAATTCTAGCAGGCGGTTTCTTTTCATTAAAGAAAATATTGTAGGTATCACCTATTAAAGTAGTAAATCCTTCATTACTAGGAAAGGCATCCAGCATCTGTTTTTCTGTCATACCTTCATAGCTTTCAATCTTTTTTAACTTTTCCATGCATTCTTTATAGGAATAAATCTGTACATTATCTAATTTTTTTATAATCTTAAAAGGATCCACTGGCAATGCCCCATCTGAGTAATTTATTAAAACCTCATAAGCTTGAGCTTGAGATTTATCGTATAAAACTTTATTATCTATCCTTACCACAAACATAACCTCTTTATTCTTCTTCATTCAATGATTTCATGAAGTTTTTCATCATTGATTTGAAAAGTTTTTTCTTGTCTTCTGATAACTTATTATAATCTCTAGCAACCATTTTAAAATCATCATCTGATTTATCTAAATCTGCTTCATAATTCTTTTCTCTCTTATTTTTTAAATCTTCTTGGAATCTATTTTTTATGTTAGATCTACCTGTAAGATAGTCCATATCCACATTAAAATAATCACATAATTCTTCTAATAGTTCATAGCTTGGTTTTCTCCTACCTTGTTCATACATTCCTATGGCACTTGGAGATATATTTAATTCTTCTGCTAACTGGCTTTGTGTAAGATTTTTTTCATTTCTTAAACTTATAATTCTATCTTTTATTTCAGCCATTAATATCACCCCTTAACAATATTATATACAATGCGTGTAAAAAGTCAAGAAAATTTTTACACAAAAAGTGTTGACAAAAATTTTAAAGCATGATACACTTATTGTGTGAAAGTTAAATAAAATAAATTTACATTTTTGAAATTGTTCTTTAATTGAACCTTATTTTTAGACTTTATTTACTTTACATGAAAATGATATTTTTTTTAAAATTTAACTACACTTTAAGTATAGTGAAAAAGGGAGGTGTTATTATGACTATAGGGGAAAAATTGAAACAATTAAGAGGCGACAAAAAAACTAAAGATGTTGCTAAAGATCTAAACGTAACCGTCTCTGCGTTATCTAACTATGAAAACGATTATAGAGTGCCTAGAGATGAAGTCAAGAAAAAAATAGCCGATTACTATAAAAAATCAGTAGAAGAGATATTTTTTTAAACCTATTCTACACTTTAAGTATAGGGAATTTAGCTAGTAAAATTTTGAAACTATCTAGTAAATTTTGAAACTATCTAGTAAAAATTGTAAAAACTGAGAAAAGAATTGAAAATAAAGAAAAATTTGCTTTCTAGTAGATTTTCGAAATTATCTAGTAAGTTACAAGCAGTTTACAAGAGCAGTTAATTTAAAAAATAAAAATTAAAAAAGGAGGATTTATATGAGAATACACAAAAAAATTAAAGTCGACTTAGAAAAAATAAAGGATGTGCTAAAACACGATGATTTGATAGAAAGAGCTCTAGCTCTTATAGAAGATTACAACACATACGAAAGCACAGATATAGAATTTACTTTTTCTTGGAACTTAAATAAGTGTAGAGAATGGGGATATGACTATGGAGGAGATGTAGAATATTTTGATAAATTTTTTGTTGAAACTCTTGGAATGAAAGAGTCTGTAAAAAGAGCATGGGATAACAAGACTGCTCAAAAATATTATTTTTATGAAGATTAAGGAGGATATGAAAATGAAAAAAATAAAAAATATATTTGGAATCTTCAAGCATAAAGCTAGTAGACCGATTGTTTTTAAAAAACTGTTCGGAATTAATCAGCTTAGTGCTTGTGACAGAGACGGAAGCTGGGACAGTTATGACTTTGTCGGAACTATAGATGAAGTCAATGATTATGAAAAAAGATGGTGTGCTCAAGGAACTAATGGCTTTGGATTCTTGGGAATTGAAACTGTGAAAGGCTTTAAGGGGCAATTTAAGTACTGTGGAAAATAGGAGTGCAAATATGCTAAATAACAAAATCTTGGATAAATATTGGGGTAGAGCAGAGTTAAAAGGACTGAGCTTAAAAAGAGCATTAGCTATTATTCAACTAATGGAACTTTGGGAGGGAGAAAATGACTAGAAGCGAAATAGCTGCAAGAGAACTTTTAAAAGAAAGTAAAAAAGCAACTCTTTTAGATGTAATTAAGTATAAAGTTGTGTGGTTATTTAAAGTCATTTTTGGGGCGTACATGAAATACGTAGAGTTGTATGACTTTGAAGGGCTTATATGGGAGGAAGATGCAGAATGGGAGTCGTAAAAGGAAAGCTATCAGTAAAAGAAATTGTGTTTAAAAATCACAGAATAGTTATAACTTTTAACAATATAACTAATGAGTATCTAGGGTATGTAGTTATGAATAAAGGAGATGATATCTGTCGAGTTTTGATAACTCCAGAAATAAAACATTTCATAGATGCTGACGGCAATGAGATTATAGGTTTTAAATCTGATGATGTTAGATGCAACAATTTTACATACTACGAAAATGCTCTAATGGATATCGTTATACAACTTACAGCAAAAATTAACTAGAAAGGAGAGATTAAGATGTCAGAAAAGATGATGTTGACGATGCCAGAAGCAGCAAAATTAACTGGTATAGGGCTACAAAAATTAAAACAGATCGCTAGAGAATACTCAGATTTCCCTTACATAAAAATAGGGGTTAAACACTTAGTAATCAAAGAAAAACTCCCTGATTGGTTTATGAAGCACAAGGGAGAAGATTTATGAAGAAACTAGCAATAGTATTAGCAAGTATATTAGTTATATATAAAAGAAAAACATCTGTAGTAAGTGACCAAACAAATACAGATGTCTCAAGAAAAAATATTTAGGTAACATATTTTACTTAAATTATACATTAAAAAATTTAAGATTTCAAGGAGAAGAAATGAATATAAATGATTACAATTCTAAAAACACGGGAAAGCAAGTTCTAGTTTTGGGAGAAGACGATATAAAAGTTTTAAATCATTTTGCTAGTATTGCTAAAAGTGGAGAACTTAAAGGACTGATAGTTGCTGGAAAGTATGTTGGATTTACTGACACATATAGACTTGCATCTATTAAAGATACTCATGAAGATTTACCTGGAACCAATACAGGTAATGCTCTTATGTATGATGTGCTAGATGTGTTGAAAAAAGCTAAATCTTTAGCAGTACTTAAAGATGGGAAACTTGCAATTCAAGTAGGTGTTGAAGTAACAGAATATGAGCCTATGAAAGATGTGAAAGTTCCAAATATTGCTACAGTTAGAGAAGGATTAGATTATGAAACTTATACTGAAGCATTTCCTTCAGTAAATTTTGCCGAAAACGTAGTTTGGAAGATGTTAAAAACTCCAGCTGGACAAGAGCGTTACAAAAAATACTTTAAGTTTGAAAGTGGAAAAGTAATAGTTGAAGCTTATCCAAATGAAAACTCTAAGTTATTTTTAGAGATATTAGAGCTAAAGAAAGATAGAACAAGTTTAGTAACTAATCTTGATTGTAAATACTTAGACTTGTGGTTTAAATGGACTAAAAATAGTAAGTTTGATTTAGCAATAGGAAAAAACAGTAACTGTGCTGTTAAGTTTAGTAAAGATAAGGTTGACTATATTGTTATGCCTTTATCGATGATGGAATAAGGAGTTGGTTAAATGTTCTTAATAGACGGAAATTATTTTGAATTAGTTTTAGAAGACGGAGATATTGCTGTTCTATCAAACGTTGTAACGGGTGAGTCTCTAACTATGAATATTAAAGAACTTTGGAATTATGCAATATAAAGGAGGTGTTCAGTATGCTGAGAATAAATAAAAAGTCTGTTGCGACTACCACATCAGCAACAGACAAATATACACACTTTAATGATAAGATACCACAAATTAATAAAAAATGCAAATAGGAGGATATAAAAATGGTAAAAGTAGAATTTACTGGAAGTGTTGAAGAAGTTAGCAAAGAAATATTAGATTTTGTAAGAGGAAACTATATAAATCTAGCTGAAAATATAGCTCTCCCAAAATCAGATACAGAAAAAGCAATTAAAAGGGCAATAGATAATGCTTCTGCTAAAAAAGAAGCTGTTAAAAATGTAGAAGAAGCTCCTGCTCAAAAACTACCAATAGCACCAGCTAAAAAAGAAGAAGCACCTGTAGCTGTAGCAACTCCTTTACCTACTAAGACAGCTGAGTATACTGCAGATGATTTACAAAGAATAGCAGCTGCTTGGATAGCGAAAGACATCGAAAATAACAGAAAAACTATGAAAGATTTGTTAGGTAAATTTGGAGTTAAAGCTATAACTGTTCTACCTCAAGAAAGTTATGGAGCTTTTGTTCAAGAACTTAAAAATTTAGGAGTTGATATTTAATGGCACATGCACTATTAGGACCTTCTAGTGCATCAAGGTGGATGGCTTGTCCACCTTCTGTCAAACTCTGTGAACAATTTGAAGATGTAGAGAGTGAATATGCAAAAGAAGGAAGCCTAGCACATGAGATAGCAGAGTTAAAAGTGAAAAAGTTAATAGATCCAGGTTTGACTTCTAGGAAGTTTACTTCAGCTATGAAGAAGCTAAAAGAAAAAGAGTTGTACCAGGAAGAAATGCAAGGTTACACAGATGAGTATGTAGAGTTTATACAAGAACAGATGTACAGCTATGAAACTACCCCACATATCTCTGTGGAACAAAAAGTAGATTTCTCTCAATATGTTCCTGGTGGATACGGGACTGCTGACTGTATCTTAATCTCTAATGACACTTTACACATTATAGATTTTAAGTATGGAAAAGGTGTTCCTGTAAGTGTTGAAAATAATGCTCAGTTACTTCTGTATGCATTAGGGGCTTATCTCGCTTACGAAATGATATTTCCTATAGAGCACATTAAAATGTCAATCGTACAGCCAAGATTAACAGGCATAGACACTTGGGAATGTAGTCTCGATTATTTACTAACCTTTGCTAAGAAAGCTCAAGAAAAGGCTGTAATGGCTTTAAATGGCGAGGGTGATTTTGAGTGTGGAGAACACTGTAAATTTTGTAAAGCTAAAGCTACCTGTAAAGAGAGAGCTAATGCTAATTTAGAACTTGCGAAATATGATTTTAAAGCTGCAGACCAATTATCTTTAGAAGAAATTGGAGAAATTCTGCAGAAGGCTCAAGACTTAGCTAAATGGGCAGAAGATTTAAAAGAGTATGCATTAGCAGAAAGTTTAAAAGGAAATAATGTTCCTGGTTGGAAGGCTGTTAATGGTAGAGGTAGTAGAAGTTTTAAAAACACAGATGATGCTATAAAAGTACTTAAAGAAAATGGGATCGCAGAAGAACTGCTGTATGAAAGAAAGTACTTAACATTAGCTCAGATGGAAAAAGTAATAGGTAAAAAAGATTTTAATAATCTAGTTGGAACTTTAATAGTTATGAATGTAGGGAAGCCAACTCTTGTAAAGGCGTCTGATAAAAGAGAAGCTATAACAAACAAGATAAAGGCAGAAGATGAATTTAGTGTAGTTGATGATATTAATAATTTATAAAAGGAGAAGTGATATTTATGGCAAATGATACTAGAGTGATGACAGGGAAAGTAAGATTAAGTTATGTGCATTTATTTAAACCTTATGCAGCAGAAAAAGGGCAAGAAGAAAAGTACAGTTGTACAATTCTAGTTCCAAAGACTGATGTACAAACTAAGATGAAACTTGATGCCGCAATAAATGCTGCGATAGAAAAAGGAATTAGCAGTGTGTGGAATGGAGTTAAACCTCCAAAACCAACTATTCCAATATATGATGGAGATGGTGTAAGACCTTCAGATGGTCAAGAGTTTGGGCCCGAATGTAAAGGGCACTGGGTGTTTACAGCAAGTGCAAAAATAGACTATCAACCAGGAATAGTTGATGTAAGAGCTCAACCAATTCTTAATCAGTCTGAGATTTACTCAGGGATATATGCAAGAGTATCAGTGAACTTTTTCCCTTATGCAGTAAGTGGTAAGAAAGGAATAGGTTGTGGACTTGGTAATGTACAAAAGTTAATGGATGGAGAGCCTCTATCAGCTGTAGGAATTAAAGCAGAAAATGAATTTGATGAGGTTGAAATAGATCCAGTTACTGGAGAACCGATTTTATAAAAAACTCATAAGAAGGGCAGTTTTAATACTGCCTTTCAATTTCAAAAAAGGAGCGATTATGAGAACTTTAAATATAGATATAGAAACATTTAGCTCTGTAGACATTGGTAAGTCAGGTGCATATAAATATGCAATGAGTGATGATTTTCAGATACTTCTATTCGCTTATTCTATTGATGGCCAAGATGTAAAAATAATAGACCTTGCACAAGGTGAATCTATTCCTGAAGAAGTATTAGCTCTTTTAAAAGATGAAACTTGTATTAAGTATGCTTATAATGCGGTCTTTGAGTGGTGGTGTTTGAATATGGCTGGAATAGAAACTCCTTTAGAACAATGGCAATGTACTATGGTTCACGGGCTTTATTGTGGATATACTGCAGGTCTTGCTGCAATAGGTAATGCAATGGGTTTACCACAAGATAAGAAAAAATTAACTACTGGTAGTGCTTTAATAAGATACTTCTGTATACCTTGTAATCCTACTAAAAGTAATGGAAACAGAACTAGAAACCTGCCACATCATGCTCCAGAAAAATGGGGGCTGTTTAAAGAATACTGTATACAAGACGTAGTTACTGAAATGGAGATAGGTAGAAGATTAAGTGCTTTTCCTGTCCCTGAAAGAGAGTGGAAGCTTTGGGTGTTAGATACATTCATGAATGCATACGGAGTAAGAGTTGATAGTGAGTTAGTGAATGGTGCTCTGTATATAGACGCATTATCCAGGGCTAATTTACTAGAAGAAGCAAGAGATATAACTAAACTAGATAATCCTAACTCTGCTAAGCAACTATTAGAGTGGTTAGAAGAAGCAGGAGAAGAAGTTGAGAATTTACAAAAAGCTACAGTTGAAAAAATGGTAGATACTTTAGAAGATGGGCAAGCAAAAAGAGTTTTGGAGATAAGACAAGAGCTTTCTAAGACATCTGTTAAAAAGTATAAAGCTATGGACGAAGCTATGTGTAAAGATGAAAGAGTAAGAGGACTATTGCAATTTTATGGAGCTAACAGAACAGGAAGATATGCAGGGAGATTAGTTCAAGTACAGAACCTACCTCGTAACTATATAGAAACTTTAGATGTAGCTAGAGATGTTATTAAAAAAGGTGATGGTGAACTATTAGAAATGCTTTATGGAAATATACCTGATACCTTATCACAGCTTATCAGAACAGCATTTATTCCCTCTGAAGGTAATCACTTTGTTGTGTCAGACTTCTCTGCAATAGAAGCAAGAGTAATAGCATGGCTTGCTGGAGAAGAGTGGAGAATGGAAGTGTTTAAAACTCATGGAAAAATCTATGAAGCCTCTGCATCTCAAATGTTTGGAGTGCCAATAAACACTATAGCAAAAGGAGAAGAAAACTATCATCTAAGAGCTAAAGGAAAGGTCGCAGAACTTGCACTAGGATACCAAGGTAGTGTTGGAGCTTTAACTGCTATGGGTGCAGCTGATATGGGACTGACAGATGAAGAAATGAAAGACATTGTAGACAGATGGAGAAAATCATCTAAAAGAATTGTGGAGTTGTGGTATGCATTAGAGAATGCAGCAGTTGAAGTTTTAGAAACTGGAGAACCGCAGATAGTTAAATGTGTAAAGTTAGCTAAAGAGTACGATTTTATTTATGGTCAAGATTTTTTCACAATAGAATTACCAAGTGGCAGAAAACTTTTCTATCCAAAGCCATTCTTAAAAGAAAACCAGTTTGGCCAAATGCAGATGCATTACATGGGAATTAATCAAACATCTAAGAAGTGGGAAGTTATCCCGACTTATGGCGGTAAATTAACGGAAAACATCGTACAAGCTATCGCAAGAGACTGCTTAGCAGAAACATTGTTAAGAGTAAAAGATAAAGGTTGGCCAATAGTATTTCATGTTCATGATGAGGTAATTCTGGACGTTCCAAAGTCTGTGGAATTAGAGGAAGTTATAAAAACTATGACTGAAGAAATAAGTTGGGCTAAAGGATTAATATTAAATGCTGCTGGATTTACTGGTAGTTATTATATGAAAGATTAGGAGGAAATTATGCATATAGGAAGAAAAATTAAAAAATTTAGAGATGAAAATAAAATATCACAAACAGAATTTGCTGAAAAAATAGGTGTTACTCAAGGCTTTCTATCATACGTAGAAAATGGGAGACTTAATATAGAAAGTCCTTCTCTTGAAAAGAAAATACTAATTGCTATCGGTGAAGCTCCAGATGCAGATTTAAAAAAGGATTTTGAAAAGAATGTAGAGCTTGCTAGTGATAATGTTCACTCACCAAAGCATTACATGATACCAGGTTGTAATTTTGAATGTAAGGATCTATCTGACGCAATTGTCAGAAACATGCCTAACCCTTTAGGGACTAGAATTTGGAATGTAGTTAAGTACCTGGTTCGTGCAGAAAAGAAAAACGGATTAGAAGATTACAACAAGGCTGTTGAGTACTTGTCCTGGATAGAAAAAGGGAATGAAGCAGATGAATATGATAACGAAAATACTTTAGACAGCATCGCAAATAAATTAGATACAGACTGGACAACTATAATATTTGGAATTTGTGGAGAAATGCCGACTAAAAAAGCTTTACTAATGAATGAAACTTTTAGAAATATAATCGCTCTAAAAATTCCTGATGCAATTAATTGTGTAAATAAAATAATAGAACTTGGATAAAAGGAGATAGCAGATGGAGAACTCGAGAAAATTAATAATATCTGAAGCAAATAACAGACACTCTAAGCAATGGGTAACAACTGAAATTACCTGGTCTGAATTTGTAGAAAGATTAGGAAAACCTAAAATAACAGCTGAAACACTAGATGAGTTCTTATCTTATTCTAAGGCTAAGCAAGATGATATTAAGGATGTTGGTGGCTTTGTTGGTGGAAAATTAAAAGGTAATCTTAGAAGAAGTGAAGCTGTTGAAAGCAGGAGTTTAATTACTCTTGACTTAGATAATCTAGCTTATGAAGATGACACTAAGATTATAAAAACTCTTAATAGTTTAGGTTGTGCTTATGCAGTGTACAGTACTCGTAAGCACCAAACTACTAAACCAAGAATAAGAGTTATTTTGCCATTAGCTGAAGACGTGTCTGCTGATGAGTATGAACCGATAGCGAGAAAGGTAGCAGAGTCTATAGGATTGCGTTATTGTGATCCTACTACCTTTCAAGCTGTTAGGTTAATGTATTGGCCAAGCCATTCTACTGATAGTGATTATGTTTTTACTTATGCTGACAAGCCTATGCTAGATGGTAAGGCAGTTCTTAATATGTATGCTGATTGGAGAGATGTAACAACATGGCCAGAAGTTCCTGATGCTCAAAAACATCATTTAACTTTGCTGAAGCAACAAGAAAACCCTTTAGAAAAAGAGGGAATGGTAGGGGCATTCTGTAGAAGGTTCAATATTTACCAAGCAATAGATGAGTTTTTACCAGGTGTATATGAACCCTGCGATATATCTGATAGATTAACCTTTGTGGGCGGAAGTACTACTGCTGGAGCTATTGTGTATCAAGATGGACTTTTCTTATACTCACATCATGCCACTGACCCTTGTAGTCAAAAATTAGTAAATGCTTTTGACTTAGTAAGACTACATAAATTCGGTCATTTGGATATCCAAGCAGATATTAAAACTCCTGTGGCCAAGCTACCTTCTTGGCTAGCCATGAAAGAATGGGTATTCGCTAAGACTCCTGTTAATTCAGATTTACTTAATGAGAGAAGGCAAAAAGCAATAGCTGAGTTCTCAGTCTCTAATAATCCTGATGTAGATGCCGTTGAGGGTGTATTAGTTGAAGAAGATAATAGCTGGACAGCAGATCTTGTATATAATGCTAAAGATAGTTCTAAAGTACTTAGTACTCTTGCTAATATAATGCTGATTTTAAGAAAAGATAGAGAGCTAAAATTTAAAATCTTCAAGGATATATTTTCTTCAAGAATACTTGTAAGAAAAGATGTGCCTTGGGATAGAAAATTTGAAGCTGATGATAGGTTGTGGACCGATACAGATGATGCAGGTCTTAGGTGGTATTTAGAGAGTACTTATGGTATCACGTCTACAAATAAAATTATAGATGGAGTTAATTTGATTGCAGAAGAAAATGCAGAAAATAAGGTTGCTACTAGAATTCAATCAACTTTATGGGATGGAGAAAAAAGACTAGAAACTTTATTTATGGATTACCTAGGCTGTGAAGATAATGTATACACTAGAGAAGTTTCAGAAAAATCATTAGTAGCTGCAGCTAAAAGAGCTATATACGGTGGAATTAAATGGGATAATATGCCTATTCTAATCGGGCCACAAGGTGTAGGTAAGAGTACATTTTTAAAAATATTAGGAATGGAGTGGTATAACGATAGTTTGGTTAATGTGGAAGGTAAAGATGCTTGTGAGTTAATCCAGGGAAGTTGGATTCTGGAAATGGGAGAACTTAGTTCTTTAAGAAAATCTGAAATGAACTTAGTTAAAAACTTTTTAAGTAGAACTGATGATGTCTTTAGAGCCTCGTATGGGCGTAGAGCCCAAAAATATCCAAGAAGATGTGCCTTCTTTGGAACTGCAAATGATACTAACTTTTTAAGAGATGAAACAGGGAATAGAAGATTTTGGCCAATAGATTGCTTTATATTTAATCCAAAAAAATCTATCTTTGATGACTTGAAAGATGAGTTAGATCAGATATGGGCTGAGGCTTGTGAACTTGCAAAAGATAAATCTTATAATTTAGTTCTATCAAAAGAAGCATTAGAATTAGCTGTAAAAGAACAGGAATTGCACTTGGAGGACAATGTGTATAAGGGTATTATTTTGGATTACTTAGACAAGAAAATACCTAAAAATTGGAATACTATGGATTTATTTGCTAGAAGAACATATCTGAATGAATATGAAACTGTGACTCTACAATATGATGAAAAAGATTTGGTATTAAGAGATAAAGTGTGTGCCGCTGAAATATGGGAAGAAGCTTTAAAAATGGATATTAGATATCTAAAAAAGAGCGACAGCATTGAAATTAATAAGATTTTATCAACCCTATTTAAGTGGGAAAAGATAAAACAAGCATCTAGGTTTGAAAAATATGGAGTTCAAAAAGGTTTCAGAAGAAAAATATAAAGCTAAAAATTTTGAAACTTTCTAAGTGTAACTTTTTTAAAATGTAACTTTCTATAAAAAATGCTTGTAACTTTCTTTTTTAAGGTTACGTAGAAAGTTACATAGAAAGTTACATAAAAAAGCATTGGTATTATTGTTATTATTATATATTTGTAACTTTGTAACTTTCTTTTCTATATTAATATATAAAAATAAAGAAATAAAGGGTATATATAGCCTATAAAATCTATAAATCCTATATTTATATAATTATATAAGAAAAAAAAGAAAGTTAGTTACATTTCAGATTGGAGAAAATTCATGAAAAAAAGTGAAAGTGAAATTGAAGCATATTTAGTCAAAAGTATAAAAAATAAAAAAGGCTTGTGTATGAAGTGGACTTCTCCAGGAAATGCAGGAGTACCAGACAGAATAGTTATAGTTCCTGGTGGAGGTGTCTATTTTGTGGAGCTAAAAGCAGAGGGTAAAAGAGAGAACTTATCCCCTTTACAGAGAAATTTCATAAATAAACTTAAAAACTTAAATTGTGATGTGAGAGTTATAGCATCTTTCAAAGAAGTAGATAAGTTTATAGAGGAGGTGATGCCGAATGAAGTTTATACCGCATGAATACCAAAAATACTGCATTGATAGAATGATATCAGACGATAAGTTAGGGCTTATGTTGGATATGGGTCTAGGGAAAACGATTATAACTCTATCTGCAATAGCAGATTTAAAATTTAATAGATTTGAAGTTGGAAAGGTATTAATAATAGCCCCAAAAAAAGTCGCAGAGGCTACCTGGACAGATGAGATAGCAAAATGGGATCATTTATCTATACTAAAAACATCTCTTGTTTTAGGGGGGCTACAGAAGCGTATAAAGGCACTTGCAAAAACAGCAGATATTTATGTGATAAATAGAGAGAATGTTACCTGGCTAGTCGATTACTATAAAAATGCATGGCCATTCGATATGGTGGTACTTGATGAATGGTCTAGCTTTAAAAACCATCAATCAAAAAGATTCAAAAGTTTGAAAGTTATTAGAAATAAAATAAACAGAATTGTTGGACTTACAGGGACACCCGCACCTAATGGGTTGATAGACTTATGGGCTCAATTATATCTATTGGACCAGGGTGAAAGGTTAGAAAAGACTATCGGGAAATTTAGAGAAAGATATTTTGAACCAGGGCAAAGGAATAGAACTGTAATTTTTAATTATGATGCCAAGGAAGGATCCAATGAAGCCATACATGAAAAGATATCTGACATCTGTATCTCTATGAAAGCAGAAGACTATTTGGAACTACCTGACATAATCTATGAACAAGTACCTGTAGTTTTAGATAGCAAGGCTAAGAAGTCTTATGATGAGCTTGAGAAAAAAGCCATACTTGAACTTGAAGACACTGAAATTACGGTTGCAAATGCAGCGGCACTTTCTAACAAGTTACTTCAGTTAGCGAATGGAGCTATCTATGATGAGAATAGGAAAGTCTTTGAAGTCCATGACTGTAAGATTGAGAGATTTTTAGAGCTGATAGAACAGTTAAATGGGAAACCTGCATTAGTATTCTATAATTTCCAACACGACAAAGACAGAATAATTGAAACTTTGAAAGACTCGAAGTTAAGAATAAGACTTTTGAAGACTCCACAAGATCAACAAAATTGGAACAAAGGAGAAATTGATATACTACTAGCCCACCCAGCAAGTGCAGCTTATGGACTTAACTTACAAGCTGGAGGTAATCACGTGATATGGTTTGGGCTTAACTGGAGCTTGGAATTATATCAGCAGGCTAACAAAAGACTTCATAGACAAGGGCAGACAGAAAAGGTAATAATTCACCATTTGGTTTGTAAAGAGACTAGAGATGAAGATGTAATGGAAGCTTTACAAAATAAAGGAGATGTACAAGATGCACTTGTTGAGAGCTTGAAAGTTAGAATTAAGAAAGTTAAAGAAGCAAATAAGAAGTGATGCACATGAGAAAAATAAGAGTTGTACACAAAGATGGAGATATGCAAGGAATTACGCTTATATTCTTAATTAATAAATACTTGAAAATCAATAGAGAATTATGGGACCAGAAAAATATGGTTCTAAATAGATATTATAAAGCTATTTTGACAAGAACTATAAAAGCATCAGATAAGATTGTAGATAGATTTAAAAGTCAGATTAATTATCATGTTGAAAAAGATGTCATTAAAATTTTAGATGAAGCATTTACTGCTTGTGAGCATAAAGAAACTGGAGACAGTTTAGAACTTCTTAGAACTATGTTTTTTGTAATTATGATGCTTGGAACTATCAATTCGCATAAAAGAAATATGATAGGAGTAGTTCTAAAATCTATGATAACTGATGTAGTTAAGGCTTTTGAAGATTTTAAAACTATGTGGCTTAGAGAAATTGATGACAATGTCATAAGACTGGAGGAAGCTGGTGCATGCTGATGATAAAGAATTATTTGCTGCTTTAGTTTTAGCTATTATTTCAAGGAGGAAGCCAATGAGAAAATTTAAAGGAATATATTTTTATATAAACAATTCAAGAGTTGAGAAAACTCAGGACTATGGAAATGATTTAGATAATGAAAGATATGATTTAGGGAATTATTTTTTATTTTCTGACGAAGCTACAAAAGTACTTAAATCTAAAGAATACCAAAACTTCTGGGAAAGAGTAAAGGCAGGAGAGATTGGAGGAGATGAATAATGAGAATAACAGAAAGAAGTAAAATGAAACTTATTGAAGAAATAAGATTCAAGTATATAGATGAAGTGATGGAGTATGAAAATGAACTTAATGAGGATCTTGATAAAGAGTATTATTTTAGACTTAATCGTCCTTTATTTTCAGAAGATTTTATTTTAGAAGTTTACTTATATTGCCCAGAACAACTTTTAGATTATTAATATTTTTGGAGGTTGAAAATGTGGAAGTGTAAAAAATGTGGGTGTACTCATTTTAATATTTGGTTTTGTGGATATATGGAAGCTGATTTCGATAGTATCGAAATTGTAGAATACCATCAACATACAATGCAGTTAGTTAGAGAAGATTTTGTTGAGTGTATAGACTGCGGAAATAAAAGTAAAAATATAGAAGATATAGCAACTTGGGAGGGAGAAGATGAGAGAGATTAAATTTAGAGTGTATTTAGATAAAATGTATTATCAAAATGAATATAATGAATATGATACAAACCTAGTAGGAATAGATTTTTTTGATAAAACTGTAACATTTGCAACATATACAGATGGTGAGGAAGTAGATAACCTTGAAAAATATTCTTTTGATGAAAACGATATTTTATATAAAAAAGACTTAAAGATAATGCAGTATACAGGATTAAAAGATATGAGAGGAAAAGAAATTTATGAGGGAGATATTGTAAAATTTCTTTATAGCATTTTTGAAGTAATTTGGTGCAATGAAAAAGCTAGTTTTACGCTAAAAAATAAGAAGTATAAAGAATTTTTAAATTTTATTTATGAGAATAATAATGGAATGGAGATAGTTGGGAATATCTATGAAAACACTGAATCGATAAAGGAAGTGAGACAATGAAAATTGACTTAAATAAACTAATGGAATATAAATCTTTGGCTTATGGAGCTTCAAATATGGCTCAGCTTGAGAAAGTAAGAGAAGAGTTTAAAGAGCTATTAAATGAAGTTAGAGAAACTAGCACTTTCAAGGTTGTAAAGAACAGAGATAATTTTATAGCAGAAGCTTTAGATTTAATAACTGCTACTGTAAATCTCTTGTTAGTAACTGGAGTAACAGATGATGATTTTAATAAGCATATTGCAAAATTAGAATTATATAAGAATGGGAAATATAAGAGATAGGAGGTTAAAAATGATATACAGATATCAAATAGACGTAAAAATAAAAGAAGGATCAACTAAGAGAACTATTAAAAAATCTATTTTTAGAAAAAAGGAACTAACAGATGCTGAACTAGAAGAAGCACAGTTAGAGTTTATAAGAAGCACAAAAGCAATATACAAAGAAAAAGGGATAGATTTAGAAGTTTTGGAATGGGGAATTCAAGAATTTGAGTTAGTCCATAAAAACAGCTAAAGAGGTGAGTTAATATATGAGCTTTAAAGAGCATAACAATAGAGAAGTCTCTAAGAAATTAGCTGAGTATATTACAGGGACTGAACTAAGAAAATATGTAGCTAAGAAGGTTAAGCAATATGTCAACTTAGAAAATCCAACTGTTTTTGACGGAGCAGTAGGAAGTGGGCAATTAGAACAATTTGTTGAACCAGGAATGTTATATGGTGTAGATGTTCAAGAAAACTCTATTAATTCAGCTAGACAAAACTTTAAAAATACAGAATTAGAGGTTAAAAGTTTTTTTGAATATGAAAGAGAAAATTTTGAAGTAGATTGCGTAATAATGAATCCTCCATTTTCTCTAAAATTTAAAGATTTATCAGAAGCAGAACAAAAGAACATACAAAAGCAATTTACTTGGAAAAAGTCAGGAGTAGTGGACGATATATTTGTTTTAAAATCTCTTGAATATACGAAGAGATATGCCTTCTATATACTTTTTCCTGGGGTTGGTTATAGAAAAACAGAAGAAAAGTTTAGAGAATTAATTGGAAATAGGCTAGCTGAACTAAATGTTATAAGTAATGCGTTTACAGATACTTCTATAGATGTTCTATTCTTAGTTGTCGATAAAAATAAGACAACCGAAGCAGTTTACAGAGAACTTTATGATTGTAAACTAGAAAAGATAATAGTTTCAGATACTTGGAAAGTTGATGAAGATTATAGATGGGAACAAATAAGAGAAGAAAAAGAAGTAGAAGAAGTTGACATAAATGCTTTAAATACGAAGGCTTGTGAACTCTGGATAAAAGGAGTAGAAAGTAATCTAGAGCTAGATTTATTCTTAATTAAAGAATGTGATGCAAATATAGACTTTATGGGAAATATTAGAAGGCTAAAAGCAATAGTAGAAAAATATGAAAATAAATTTAGGAGTAAGAAAAGATGCAAAAACGAGATGACTTTATTAGAGAAACAATCAAAATTGCTAACTTTGTTTTCGGATGCACAACGGTAGTAATTTCAGATATTTTCAATATAAAATTTATGTCTAAAAAGGATATTTTTACAAAAAAAGATATAACAGAAAATGGAGAACCTGCTATTTTTTATGGAGAAATATCTAGAAAATATGATTGTTTTGTAGAAGAAATATCAAAAATCAATACTGAGGCTTATAAAAGAGCCGACAAAATTAGCAAAGGGCAAATATTAGTAAATCTAGAAGATTTTGACTATGAGAATGTTGGGAAGTGTATTCTGTATGAAAAAGATATCCCTGCTGGAGTAAATGGGAATGTAGCTATTCTAACTTTAAAAGAAAAATTTAAAGATATTGTAAATCTAAAATACATAACATTTTACTTAAATTACAAAGATATTGTAAGGCAATATATTTACGACAAAGCAGTTGGAGAAAAAGTTAAGAGACTATCAAGGTTAGATTTTGAGCGTATTCCAATAACTATACCACTTGTAGAAAGACAAGATAAAATTATAGATAATTTTATAAAAGTTAGAAAGAAGTTTGAAAATGATTTTAAATTACTTGAAAAAACTATCGACTTGGCTAATAACTATACAGGTTTTGGAGTAAGTAAACTTTTAAAATTAAAATAAAAGGAGTGATGCAGTTTGGCAACACAAGAGCAAAAGATTATTTTTAGAAAAATCGAAGATATCTTAATCAACTACACGAAGTACAAGAAAAGAATAAAAGACGAGGGTGAACGTCTAGCCAATCCACAACTTAAAAAATGCTGTGGGGTTGGAGGGCAAGGTGGAAACGGATATGAAATAAAAAGCGAGTACGAGCAATTAGAAGAGTTGAAGCAAAGAATATATAACAACATAAGCCGATATTCAGAAATGATATTCAGAATAGATGAGTGCTTGAACATGGTTAAAGATAACAAAGATTATGCATTCATTCAGATGAAATATTTTGATAAAAAGACTTATGAAGAAATAGCCGATGCACTTAATATTTCACTAAAGAGTACTTATAGCATGAGAAATAGAATTCTAGGGGCTTTGGAGATACATTTTAAAACTCAAAGATTAATTGAATTTTAGTCAAAGGTAAAAACAGGGTAAAAATAGGGTAAAAATAGGGTTATTGTCAGGTAAAAAAAAATGTGTTAGTATGTTAGCATGTAGAAATTGAAATTAACGGATTCATAGAATCTTCCTTTAATTTTTAATGTATGTATTGTAGTTATTGAGGCTCTACTCTAAAAAAGCCTCTGCCAATTATGGTGCATCGGGCTAATACCCTGGCTAGACGCGATAGTCTTTCATTGGTGAGAATCCAATATGCACAGGATACCAACATCAATACTCCCACTACACTTAGATGTGTGCGATACGTCGCCTGTGGGAGTTTTTTTATTGATTAATTTTTAATCTATTAATTATATACGGTTAATTTTTAATCGTTTTTCATTTTAGAGTATATTTATAAAATTAAAAGTTTGAAAGATAGAAAAATAGGTTCTTTCAGAAAATAAAAAAGTCAAGCGGGTCTCGCGAATCCCGAACTTCATCTGAATATTGGTCGAAAATTTAAACATTTCCGTTCCGAAAGGGGTTAAAAATGAACACAAAGGATAATTTAGTTAGTAGTCCTGAACTTGCAGAATTATTTGGAGTTACAGACAGATATATTCGGATGCTTGCAAAGGATGAAATTGTTAAGAAAAGCGGAACTAGAGGGAAATATTTATTGGCTGAAAGTGTAAAAGGCTTTATAGCATTTTTAAGAGAATCTAGTTCGGTAGACGTAGATTTAAAAGAGGTTAAACTCAAAAAAGAAACAGAAAAAATAGCTAAAGATATAGAATTGAAAGCTATAAAAATATCAGAATTGAAAAACGAACTGCACTCAGCTGACATAGTTAGAAAAGTTATGACAGTTATGCTCACAAATTTAAAAGGAAAATTATTAGCAGTACCTAACAAAATAGCACCCTTGGTGGTGGGTTGCGATAATTTAGGGGATATTCAGGATATAGTTTTGAGTTCTATAGAAGATGTTTTGCTGGAGTTAAGCGATTATACTCCTGAATTATTTAAAAATAAAAATATAATAATTGAAAATGAAGAGGTAGAAGATGAAAAAAGTAAAGGAAAAGGAGGCATCAGAAAATCAAAACCTAAGAAAAACAATTGATTTATTTAGTGAAATATTTCAAACTCTGAAACCCCCACCTAAGTTAACTATTGACACTTGGGCAGATACTTACAGAATTTTAAGTTCTAAAACATCAGCAGAACCAGGAAGGTGGAAAACTGATAGAGTTCCATTTCAACGGGAAGTTATGAAAGCAATTTCAGATAAAAAGACAAGCAAAATAGTTATGATGTATGGGGCTCAGTTATCTAAGACAGAAATTTTATTGAATGTATTTGGCTATTATGCTGACTATGACCCTGCTCCTATCATGTATCTTTTGCCAACCAAAGACTTAGCAGAAGATTTTTCTAGTACAAGACTAGATGACATGATACAGAGTACACCGCAGCTTAAAAACAAAATACTGAACAAAGTTGATGGAAGAGATACCAAGTTACAAAAAGAATTTGTTGGTGGATATATTACATTGGTAGGAAGTAATTCAGCAGCTGAGTTATCGAGTAGACCTTTGAGAATTCTACTTGCAGATGAGGTGGACAGATTCAAAAGCGATGTTGGTGGAGAAGGAGATCCTTTAAATCTAGCAATAGAAAGAACAAAAACTTTCTGGAATAAGAAAATCGTAATAACTAGTACACCAACCATCAAAGGAGACTCAAGAGTTGAAAAAGAATATGAGAATTCGACAAAAGAAGAGTTTTATATACCTTGCCCAAAATGTGGCTCATTTCAAAAATTGGAATGGAGAAACATAATCTTTGAACCTGTTGGTCATAAATGCCCTGACTGCTTGGAAATATCATCTGAGCATGAGTGGAAAAGAAATATGATACATGGAATATGGCAACCACAAGAAGAAGAAGTAGACGATTGGAGTGTTAGAGGTTTTCATATTTCAGAATTATATAGTCCTTTTTCTACCTGGCCAGAAATTATAAAAAAGTTTAAAGCCGCAAAAGGTAATATGCAAATGATGAAGGTATTTACAAATACCTGTCTTGGCCAAACATGGGAAGAAAAAGTGGAAAAGATAGATTTCTTAGACATTTCTAAGAGAAAAGAAGAGTATACTGCAGAAATACCTGACCAAGTTCAAGTTTTAACTGCTGGAGTCGATGTTCAAGACGATAGATTAGAAATTGAAGTTGTAGGTTGGGGACTTGGGGAAGAGTCTTGGGGTATTTACTATAAGCAATTTATAGGCTCTCCTGGTCAAAATGACGTTTGGGAGCAATTGGATAGATTCCTGGAAACAGAGTTTGAGTATGCAGATGGTGAAAAAATAAGAATTCTTTGTACTTGTATAGATACAGGAGGGCATTATACACAAGAAGCATATCAATACATCAAACCTAGAGAGTTTAGAAGAGTATTCGGTATTAAGGGTAAAGGTGGAGATGGAGTTGCTTTTGTATCCAAACCATCTAGGACTAATAGAATGCAAATATCACTCTTTACTTTAGGGGTTAACACTGGTAAAGAAACAATACTTGCTAGATTAAAAATTGAAGAACCAGGATCTATGTACATGCACTTTCCAAGCAATGTAGATAGGGGTTATGATGAAGCATATTTCAAAGGTTTAACATCTGAAGTTAAGACTACTGTTTGGGAAAAAGGAGTTAAAAAAACTATTTGGAAAGTAATAGGAACTAAGAGAAACGAACCGCTAGATTTAAGGAACTATGCTTATGCGGCTTTAAAAATAGCAAATCCTAACTTAAATAAAAAATATACCGTTGAAGCTACAAAAAAGACTACGAAAGTATCAAAAAGAAGAGTTTTATCGAAAGGAGTGACCTTATAAATTGAATTACACTAGAGAAGAGTGCTCACAGATGATTGAAGTCTATAGAAAGGCAGAAATAGCAGTATTAACTGGAAAAAGTTATAAAATTGGTACAAGAGAGCTTGTGAGAGAAGATTTATCTGAAATTAGAAAAGGTAGAGCCTTCTGGGAGGGTGAACTTGACAAATTAAATAATAATGGAAGAAAAAAATTAGGAAGAAGAGTAATACCTAGAGATTTATAGGTTTTAATCTTCTTTTTTGTTGCAAAAGGAGGTGAAAAATGAATTTACTAGACAAAACAATTGCTTTTTTTAACCCTAAAAAGGCTCTTGAAAGAGAAGTAGCTAGAAAAAAAATAGAAATTCTTAATACTGGTTACTCAAATCATGGGGCATCTACTACAAAAAGTTCTATGAAAGGTTGGATTTCAACAGGCGGTGGAGTTAAAAAAGACATCTACAAGAATAGAAAAAAGCTAGTTGAAAGGTCAAGGGACTTGTATATGGGAGCTCCTGTTGCTCAAGGAGTTATGAAGACTATTAATTCTAACGTTATCGGTAGTGGATTAAAGCTAAAATCAGCAATTGACTATGAAACTTTAGGGATTAGTGAAGAAGAAGCTGAAGCAATTGAAACTACTATTGAAAAAGAATTTAAATTGTGGGCAGACAATAAGATTGAACAGATGGGAGTTCTTAATTTTGACCAGGTTCAAGACCTAGTATTCCTAACAATTCTCTTGAATGGTGAATGTTTTGTAAAATTTAACTATTTTGAAACACCAAAGAATCCATATAGTTTAAAGCTACAAATAATTGAGCCTGATAGAGTTATGACACCTTCTATATTGCAAAATGATGAAACTATCGTTGATGGAGTGAAAATCGACAATAATAATAGAATCTCTGGATATTATGTTGCAAGAAAACACCCTCTCGATGTATCAGGAAATGTAGAAACTGACTTTATTTCTGTTTATGGAAAGCAAGAGCAGTTAAACATTTTACACATAATGCTAGCCGAAAGACCTGAGCAAGTCAGAGGTATACCTATTCTATCTCCAGTAATCGAAGCACTGAAGCAACTGGATAGATATACAGACGCAGAACTTATGGCAGCAGTTGTAAGTGGAATGTATGCGATATTTATTGAAAGCGATAAGGATAATGCACAAGGGGCTAATATTGCAGACCACGAAGTCTTAGATGAAACAGAACAGATTGATAGTTCTAACGAAGAAACAATAGAGCTAACACCAGGGCTAGTTCAAGGACTTAATCCTGGAGAAAAGGTTGTTGCCACTAACCCAGGCAGACCAAACGCACAGTTCGACCCTTTTGTTACTTCAATTTTAAGACAAATAGGAGCTGCTTTAGAAGTTCCTTATGAGTTACTAATTAAGCATTTTACTGCTAGTTATTCAGCAAGTAGAGCTGCTTTATTGGAAGCTTGGAAAATGTTTAGAAAGAGAAGAGATTGGTTCTCTAGCAATTTTACACAAGTAGTATATGAAGAATGGTTAAGAGAAGCATATTTGCTAGGTAGAGTAGATATGAAGAACTATGGAGAAGATCCATTGCTAACAAAAGCTTGGAGTGGAGCTCAATGGAATGGACCGAGCCAAGGTCAACTTGATCCGCTTAAAGAAGTTAAAGCAAGTACTTTAAGAGTTCAACAAGGATTCTCTACTAGAACAAAAGAAACTGTCGAGCTTAACGGGGGTGATTTTGAGCAAAATGTAAGAATCTTAGCAAAGGAAAACAAATTATTAGAAGAAAAAGGAGTGATGATTAACAATGCCGAAAATGACAAAGAAGTTTTGGAACATAACGAAGAATGAAGAAGCAAAAAGTGCTGATGTTGTTATGTATGGGACTATCGGTTCTGATGAGTATTGGGACGATGTCTGTGACAAAACAATCAAAGAAGAAATTGGAAACTTAGGTGATGTAGAAAATATAAATGTGCATATCAACTCGCCTGGTGGAAGTGTATTTGCTGCGGTGGCAATAGCAAATACTTTAAAAAATCATAAAGCTAAAGTTACAGCTTTTATAGATGGTCTTGCAGCAAGTGCAGCAACGATTATAACTAGTGCTTGTGATGTTGTAAAAATGCCAAAAAATGCTATGTTTATGATACATAATCCATTGACATGGGCTTATGGAAATAAGCAAGAGTTGGAAAAAACAGGAATTCTTTTAGATAAGGTTAAAGATAGTATCTTAGAAACTTACTTAGCTAAAGCTAAAGGGAAGACAAAAGAAGAACTATCTGCACTTATGGACGAAGAAAAATGGTTCAATGCTGAAGAAGCTAAAGAGTATGGATTTATCGATGAGATAGTAGATGAAGTAGAAAATCTACAGAATGTCAATAATTTACTAATTGTAAATAGTTTGGCGTTTGATATTTCAAAATTTAAGAATTTCCCAGGTTTTAAACCTACTGAACCTGTAACAGAGCCTACTCCAGAACCTACTCAAAATACAGCTACAAATACAGCTACAAATACAGAAGAAATGACTGTAGAAAAGTTTAAAGCTGATTACCCAGAATTGTATAAAAACATAGTTAATTCAGCGGTTCAAGGAGAAAGAAATAGAATAGAAGCAATTGAAAATCTTGAAATAGCAGGATTTGATGATGTCGTAAATACTGCTAAATTCAAAGAACCAGTTGATGCTGCAAACTTAGCATTAAAAATATTAAATATCAAAAAAGAAAAGAATAAAGAGACTCTTAAAAACATACAAGAAGAGAGTCAAGCAACACCTGTTCCTGTAGCACCGAGAGCTGAAGAAGGTTCAGGAAGTGTTGTAGGAATACCAGTATGTAATATTTTAAAGTATATGAATAAAAAGACAGGAGGTACAAAATGAGCTTTATAGAAAAAGGTAATGAGTACGGAGTTGACCAATTATTAAGTGGTACAGGTCACAAAGTTATGGAATTAGAAGTACCACAAGGGAAATCAGTTAAGAGAGGGCAAGCAGTAAATGCAAGTGCAGAATTATCTGATGGAACAGATTTATATGGAATAGTTTTAGAAACAGCTGATGGAACTACAGCTAAGACTAAAACTACAGTTGTAGTGTTTGGAGAAGTTATTTTTGAAGGACTTGAATTAAAAGCAGCAACAGTAAAATCAGACTTTATCAAAAAAGCAAGAGATAAAGGAATAATAGTAAAAGAATTAGGAGGTAGATATTAATGGCAGTATTATTAGAATTTTTAGGACTATATGACCAATCAGTTATAAAACCAAAGACATTTATTAGAGACATGTTTTTCTCAAAACATGAAACTCATGAATACCCAAAATGGGAAATTGAGTATAGAAAAGGTAGACAATTAGTGGCTCCTTTCGTATCTGAATTAATACCAGGAACAGAAGTAGTAAAAAGAAGTTATGCATCTAAATACTACAGTGCTCCAAAGGTAGCACCAAAGAAAACATTCTCTGCACAAGAAATTTACTTTGCTAAATCAGCAGGAGAAACTATCTATGGTGGAATATCTCCAGAAGAGAAAAAAGCCAAATTAATTGGAGAAGCTTTCGCAGACTTTGAAGAACAAATCTCAAGAAGAGAAGAGTTAATGTGTATTGACTTAATGTTCAAAGGATCAATAGTAGTAAAAGGAGAAGGTGTTGAAGACAAAATAGAGTACGGAACACCTCAAGAAATTACTCCTACAGTATTATGGACTCAACCAAATGCAGATATTTCAGGAGATATAGAATCAGTAATCACTTTAATAGGTGAAACTACAGGGCAAAGAGTTGAGCACATAGTTATGGATCCTGTTGCAGCAAGACTATTTACTCAAAATGAAAAAATAGCTAAATTACTAGATATTAAAAATGCTAATTTTGGGCAAATAGATCCTAAAGAATTAGCAAGTGGAGCTATATATATTGGAACTTTAGCTCCTTACAATATCCCTATCTACTCATATCAAACTCAACATTCAGTGTTAAAAGCAGATGGAAAAACATATGACACAGTGAAAATGATTCCAGAAGGAAGAGTGTTATTTGCACCATCTAACAATACTTTACACTATGGACCTGCAGCAGATATAGCTAAAGGGATAATAGTTGCAGAAAGAGTACCTTTTGAAGATGAAGATACAAAAATCAATACTCTTGAAGTAAGAACAGAGTCAAGACCTTTACCTGTTCCATTTGACATTGATGCTATAAAAGTTTTAAAAGTTAAATAAGGAGGGATAGCATGAAATTAAAAGTTAAACAATCACTGATTTACTGTGGAATAGTTTATAATCCAGGTGAAGTGGTGGATATCTTAGAATCGGATATCATAGAAAGAGTTAAATCCCTTGAACTCGTAGAAGCTGAAGAAGTTACTGAAGAAGCTGAAAATCTCGAAGGAGCTGAAGAAACTGCTGAAGAAAACACAGAAGTTGAAGAAACTAATAAAAATTCAAAAAAATCTAAAAAGGCATAACTATGAGCTTTAAAGAAGAAGTTACTAATGACCTTGCTAGTGTTTTTTTGAACTTAGAAGAGTTTGGAGACACACATACTATAGGAAAAAAAGAAACTGTCTGTGTTATTGATGAGGAGAGATTTCAGAACAAGCAGAGAAACAGAACTAGATCTTTAGAGAATGACGGGCTATTTATTGAAGGGATGACACTCTTTATAGAAAAGTCCTTCTTTAAATACCCACCTCATTCTGGAGAAAAAATCTTAGTAGATGGTGTTAGATATTTAGTAGAAGAAACAAAGGAAGACATGGGTCTATTGGAAATAGACTTAACGAGGTATGATGAAAAATGATAGGAGTTAAGGTTGAAGCTACAGGAATAAATGAAGTTATCAATACTCTTGGAAAATACGAGAGTGAGTTACCTAGTTGTATTTCAAGAGCTATTAATCGGTCACTTGAGATGGTAAAAACAGAGCAAATCAGAAAGACAACGGAGTCTTATTTTGCTCAAAAAAGTAAGTTGCTTAGTAGTGTTAATATATTTAAAACTAACAAAAGTAATTTAACTGGTTCTATCATAAGTAGTGGTAGAGTTATAGGGTTAGACCATTTCAAGCTAAATCCTAAGACTAGGACAAAAGGAAAAATAGTTCAAGCTGCTGTAAAAAAAGGAGGGTATAAATCATTACCTAACGCATTTATAGCATATAAGAGTGGACATCTAGGAGCTTTTGAAAGAACTGGTAAATTCATTACAAAAAATGGTAGAAAAAGAGAAACTATTAAAAGACTAATGTCAGTTTCAGCTCCTCAAATGCTTGGAAATTTATCTATTTTAGAATATCTACAAGGCTATGCCGATGAAAAATTCAGAATGAGATTAGAACATGAGATAAATAGGGTGATAGGGATATGATAATTGAAGTAGAGAAACTAGTATTTGACTTCTTAGTAGAGAAATTGAAAGATAAGAAAGTTACAGTATATCATGGGTTGTTACCTGAAATCAATCATGAAGATAGAGAAGAAGGAAAGAGTGAAAAAGACCTCTTTCCTTTTGCTATTTTAAGGGTTACTAAGTTTGAGCAAACAAGAAATGGGATAGATAACTATGATGTACCTGTGGATTTAGAAGTGTGGATAGGGACTAAAATGGAGAGTGAAAAAGATTATCTGAATAACTTGTCTATCGGAGATTACTTAAAAAAGGAGTTTCTAAATGAGAGTACAGTAGATGGAAAATTTGCTGTGGATCAATCTTTTCCATTTTCTATAGAATACTTTACTGCAGAATCAGAGCCTTATTTTTATTCTGTTTGTAGATTTAGAGTATTTGGAGTACCTGACACATCAGAAGTAGTTGAAAGAAAAATCGCAAAACTACTTGGAAGGGGATAGCATGAAAACATATATTTATGTAGGTAAAAAGTTAGATTTACCTGAGTTTCTCTTTGTTAGAGGGACTGTATATTTTGGAGAAGAAATTGAAAAACTTATTGAAAAATATCCACTACTTGGGAGATTATTAATTCCTGTAGAAGATTATCCAAAAATCAATAAGGACTATCAATATTTTGATTCTATTGTTGATGAAATAAAAATTTAAAAAATTTCTCTTGACTTTGTAGCAACAAGATGTTATTATAATTTTGTAGCAACAAAGTGAGGTGATTTTATGAAAGCTACCGATAAATCAAGTTCTAATAAAGATTATATGCTTAGAGTTAGGATGGATAAGGAAGTTTTAAAGAAATTAGATGATATTTCCATTGATAAAAATAAAAGTCGTTCTGAAACTGTAAGAGAATTAATTGAAAATGAATTTGAAAAAATTAAAAAATAAAGTATTGCTACACCGTCCAAAGTTCACAATACTTTATTTGCCAAGAAGTTTCCCTCTTATGAAATCTATTATATCATAAGTGGATACTTCTATCAATTATAAATTTTGAATGGAGGTATTTTTATTATGTATGCAAATATGGAAAAAGTAATCAAAGAAAGTAGAAAACACTTAACAACTCATTATGATATGACATTTGACCAATTAAATGATATTAGAGATAATTCAAAAGGTATCTTTGAAATGATAGGAACAGCTTTTATGTTTGGATTTGGTCAAGGTATGAAATATCAAAAGAAAAGAGGTAAGGTGAATAAAAATGGCAAATAATTTGATTACAAAAAGTGAAATAACAAGTTTGGAATTATTGGCTGAAATAAATAAGTTTAGAAAAGAAGAAGGAATTAAAAAAGAACTAGGACATAATGATTTACTAAAAGTTATAAGAGATGAATTTTCAGAAGAAATCAACGAGGGAAAAATTTCCCCCGTTACATATAAAGATAAAAAAGGCGAAAAAAGACCTATGTTTATCTTAACTTTATCTCAAGCAAGACAAGTTTTAGTAAGAGAAAGTAAGTTCGTCAGAAGGGCAGTTATACATGTCTTAGAAAAGTTAGAAAATCAAGGATTAGAAAATAATCAACAAAAGAAATTACCTTTTTCAGAAGTTAAACCTACAACTTGGAGAGGTATTCCTGTTATGGAAGTTAAGGAATTAGCGGGTATTACTGGGATAAGTAAATATTGTATACACACTATGTTATTTGAAAATAAATTAACTCTTAGAAATAAAGAATTTGAAGAGTATAAAAATGAAAATAATCAAAAGTATTATGGCTCTTCAAGTTCAATAAGTATTTTATATAAGGAAATAGTCATATTTCTATTGAGAAAATATGGAATGTATAACAAATATAAAGATTTCATAGATAATTATTTTAAAACTAACAGCATAATTGAATACAAAGGTAAAGCAAAAGATGAGTTTGAACATTTGATAGCTGAAGCAACTAGAATAAAAGCAAAGTTATTAAGAGAAAAAGCAGAAATAGAAGAAAAATTAACGAAACTAAACAAAATGGGATTAACTAATTAATCAACACCAAGAGGAGTATAAAAGCTCCTCTTTTTTATTATAAATTAAATTTTAGGAGGTAGAAATGGGTTATAAACATGGTACATACCAACAAGAAGGGGCTACAGCCTTTCAATTACCTGTGGTTTTAGATTATGGGCATTTTATAGTTGGAACAGCACCAATTCACAAGGTTAAAGCTGAGAATAGAAAAGTCAATGAAGTAGTGAGAATAGGGACTTATCAAGAAGCTATCCAATACTTTGGAGACACTTATGATTTAGATTTCTCTATATCACAAGCTATCAAAGTTTTCTTTGAGTTGTATGCTGTTGCTCCACTATATGTAGTTAATATCTTAGATTTAACTAAGCACAAATCAGAAAAGAAAACACTTGCTAATAAAGCCCTTGAAAAAGGAAAGGTGCTAATACCAAGTCACAAGGTAATTCCAGAATCTGTAGTAGTTAAAAATGCAACAGGAAAGCAAGTTATATCAGATGCAAGAACTGTTTACACAGCTGAAGGATTAGAAATTTATGCAACTGTATCTGGAAATAATGTAGATATAGAATACGAAGAAGTAGACTTATCTAAAGTTACAAAAACAGAAGCTATAGGCGGATTTGATAGCACAACAATGAAAAGAACAGGGCTAGAATTAGCAAACGAAATTTTCTTGAAATATAGTGAATTACCCGCTTTTATAGATGTTCCTGATTTTTCACATGAAAGTGATGTTGCAGCTATCATGGAAACTAAAGCTAAAACACTGAATGGTGGAATGTTTGAAGCAATAGCATTAGTAAATGCTCCAGTTGACAAGAAATACAATGAATTGGTTGAATGGAAAGAAACTAATAACATTCTAAGTAATGACCAAGTATTGCTATACGGAAAAATCAAACTTGCTGGAGAAGTTTACTATCAATCTATACATTATGCAGCTTTATCAATGAAAGTTGATGGAGAGAATAATGGAGTTCCAAGTCAAGGACCATCTAATTATTCGTATAAAATGGATGCTTTTGTATGGAAAAATGCAAGTGGAAAATATGAAGAGGTTAGATTAGATAAAGAGCAACAAGCCAATTTTTTAAATAAAAACGGGGTTGTTACTGCTATAAACTTTAAAGGTTGGAGATGTTGGGGTTCTGAAACAGCTAAGAATCCTTTAGCAACAGACCCAAAAGACAAGTACATTTATGGACGTAGAATGTTTAAATACATTGGAAATGAATTAGTTATATCATATTTCAACAATGTAGATAAAAAGTTCAGTTTAAAAATGGCTGAAACAATGAAAAAATCTATGAATATTAGATTAAATGCTCTTGTTGCTGCTGACCAACTGCTATCAGCTAAAGTTAATTTTTACTCAGTTGATAACAGCTTAATAGATATCATAAATGGGGATATTACTTGGACTATAGAACTTGGAATAATACCAGGAGCTAAATCTATAACATTCAAGAAAGTTTATGATGTTGATGCATTACAAAAATTTGCTGAAAGCTTGACAGCTTAATAAGGAGGGAAAAAGATGGGAAGAAAACAAATACCTAATGCTCTTATAGATGCTGAAACATATTTCAATGGGTCTAATAACCTTGCTGGAATATCTGAAGTAGAGTTGCCTAACATTGAGTATGATACAGTTACATCTGAGCAAATGGGATTAACTGCTGAATTAGAAGTGCCTTTAATGGGTCACTTTAAGAAGTTAGAAGCTAAAATCAAAATGGATTGTGTTGATGAGTCAGTATTAGAAATTAATAATGAAAAATCTATTCTGATTGAATGTAAAGGTGCAGCTCAAGCTATGAACAGAGAAACACACAGTGCAGATGTTTATGGTATAGATGCAACTTTCAAAGGTTTAATTAAGAAAATGGACGGGCTAAAAATGAAGCCTAGTGGAAAATTAGAAACATCTATAGACTTATCTGTGACATATTTCAAACTTGAAATTGGTGGAAAAACAGTTATAGAAATAGATGTACTTAACAATGTAAATGTAATTCATGGACTTGCTAATCAAGCAGTTAGAAAATACTTAGGATTAAATTAAGATTAAGGAGGACTTAAATGAAAGTAAAGTTATCACAAACATATAATTTCAGTGGAAAAGAATTCAATGAACTAGATATAAATATTGAAGAAATGACAGGAAAAGATTTTATGCTGTGTGAAAAAGAATTCAAAGCAAGAAATAAAGAAGCTGGAGCTGTAAAAGAACTAGAAGACTCTTGGGCTATAACTGTAGCTGCTAAATCAGTTGGAGTTAAGTATGGAGACTTGCTTAACTTAGTATCTATAGACTACTTAAAAGTGGTGAATGGGGTAAAACGTTTTTTGAGTCAAGGTTGGGAAGACAAAGAGGCTCAGAAGGATACTACAGAGGAAGTAACAGAGGAAACTGGTGCTTAATCTATCTAGATATGATAACAGAGCTTTTAAGAGTTCTTAATTATTTTAAAGTTAATGTAAGCTACGATTCTATGTTGGATTGTAGCTTATATGAACTTGATTACTGGATAGCTAGAGCAAATAAATTTGTAGAAGAAGAGGAAGAAAGACAAAATAAAGATGATTAAAAAAGAGGCTAATAAAAGCCTCTTAATCTTGTAAATTGATACATATTGTATTTGTTAAAGTTAGTATCCCGATGATATAGATTATTATGATCATTAATGTTAATATTTTTTGAAGTAAATTTCCTTTTGTAAAGGCATCACAGAATCCAGCTAATATTATCCAACCTATTGGCGTCAATATTAAAAACAAAGATGTTAGGAATAATATAAATAATATTGAAAATACAAATAATATAGGACTTTTCTTTAAGCCTTTAAATAGAATTTCTTTATTATTAATCAATTAAATCCCCCCTTTTTTGCCCTATCTTTTCTACAATATATAACATTTAGAATGAAATGTCAATAAAATAAATAAGGAGGTGCAGGTATGTCTAGAGATATGAATTTAATTTGGCAAATGAGTGTTGCTGGAGCCGCGGGAGCTATGGCAGCAATATCTAAAGCAACCCAAGCTATAAAAGAAGTAAAAGATTCTACAGAAGATTTAGCCAAAACACAAAAAAAACTAGAGAATTTAGACAAAGTTGCAGAAGCATATAAGAATGCTAACTCTGAATACAATAAAGCAGCTAAGAATTTAGAACAGCTTAGAAAAGCATATGCTAAATCTAATAATGTTACTGCAGAATTTAAAGAGCAAGTTAAAAACGCAGAAAAGCAAGTAGACAAATTAAATAAGCAAAAAGAAAGACAAAAGCACATATTTGAAGCAGCTAGAAGTGAGTTAGAAAAAGAAGGAATTAAACTTGAAGGTTATAAGAAAAAATTAAAAGAAGTTAATGAAGAACTAAAGAAACAAGAGAAATTGAAAAAATCTCTAAGTAAAGCACAAGCTATTTCAGATATGGGAGATGCGTTTTCTAAAAAAGGAAGTGAGCAAATCACAAAAGGGGCAACAATAGGAGCTGCATTAGCAGTTCCAGTTAAATTCTATATGGATGTAGAAGAGTCTCAAGCAGATTTAAGAAAAATTCTAGGTAAAGAAGCTGAAAAATACTATGCTGATTTAGCTGAATTATCTAAGAATGGCCCTCTATCGCAAATAGAAATTAATGAAATAGCAGGAAGTTTAGCACAGTCAGGGATAACAGGTGAAGACATAGTAGCTTATTCGGATATGGCTGGAAAAATGAAAGTAGCTTTTGATATATCTACAGATGAGGCAGGAACATTCTTGGCTAAAACAAAAGAGCAATTAAATTTATCTAAAGATGAGCTTTTCTCATATATGGATACATTGAATATGCTTTCAAATAACTACTCTGTTACTGCTGCACAACTAGCTGATGTATCGGCAAGAACAGGTGGATTTGCTAAGTCTATAAACTTATCTAAAGAATCTAATATGGCATTCGCTACATCTCTTATATCTACTGGAGTAACTGCTGAGCAAACAAGTACTGTGTTAGGTAAACTATATTCTGAACTATCGCAAGGAGCTAACACTAAGAACAAAGCTGCTGCATTGCAACGTCTAGGATTTGACCCTAAAACTATAAACAAAGAAATGGCTGAAAATGCTGAAGGTACTATCTTAAAAGTACTAGAAAAGATTAAGAATTCCAATGTTGCGGACAAGTCAGCGTTAATCAGTGACATCTTTGGAAGCGATAAATCTGTAATCAACGGATTATCTGTATTATCTGAAAACTTAGATGGGGTTAAAGAAAAATTAGATAAAGCGAAACAAGCTGTATCAGAAAATGAAAGAGTTAATGGAGAATATGAAGATAGAATAAACACTCTAACTAACCAATTAAAAATTTTTAGGAACAATGCTTTTAATGCTCTTGCTGATATTGGAAAGAGCATAGCTCCAGAACTTAAAGAAACTTTAAATACATTGAAAGAGTTTGCAGGTAAGATAGCCAATTTTATAAAAGAAAATCCTAAGCTAGTAGCTTTTATAGTTAAGATGGTTGCAGGATTTGCTGCTATGAATTTAGGAATGGGTATTGCTAACAAATTGTTATTAGGACCATTTGCAAAAGGAGTAGGTTGGTTATATAAGTTTGGTGCTTTCAAGAGCAAGGGTGGCGTATTCTTTGCTTTAAAGAAGACATTTCCACTAGCTAGTAAACTGTTTGGGACATTTTCTAAGATTGGAACTTTTTTAGGTGGGAAATTTATAAGAGTATTGAAATTAGTAGGAACCGCTTTAAAACTTGTGTTTACAGGAAATCCTGTTGGATTACTAATAGTTGCAATTGTAGCTGTAATTGCGATTTTTGTAGTTTTATACAAGAAATTTGAATGGTTTAGAAATGGAGTTAAACTTATCTTTGGTGGATTCATAGAATATATAAAAGGGCTATGCAAAATTGTAGTTGGCATATTTACTTTAAATGGAGATATGATAAAAGAAGGATTCCACAATGTAATAAATGGAGTTAAGAAAATATTTTCAGGAGTAGGTCTTATAGTTAAGAATGTGTGGAAGATTGTGAAAGATAATCTTAAAACTGTATGGGATTGGATCAAGACTAAGTTTAAAGAAATATGGGCTAAAATTAAAGAATATAGTGTTATGTTTATCCCATTTGTAGGAGTTTTTATTCTTTTATATAAAAAAGTAGAATGGTTCAGAAATGGCGTTAACGCAGTTTGGATAGCTATTAAAAATGCTTTTGCTAATGCATGGGAATGGATTAAAAATAAATTCAACAGTTTGATTGATGTGGGTTCCAAGGCATGGAATGGATTAAAAGATGGAGCTACTGCTATCATAGATAAGATTAGAGAAGCTTTCAGTGGTTTCTTTGATTGGCTGAATAAAAAATGGGAAAGTGTTAAAAACTTTGGTTCTAAATTAAATCCTTTTAACTGGTTTAAAGGAGATGGAGAAGTAGCCCAAAACTACTCAGGTACTAACTACTTTGGTGGTGGACTTACAACTCTTGCTGAAAGAGGTGCTGAACTTGTAGAAATGAACAATAGTTCTTTTTTAGTAAATTCTCCTGCTATGGCTAATTTACCTCGTGGAGCTAGAATTCTTAACAATTCACAAACTAGAAGCTCTTTGTCTTCAAGAGTATCATCTCTAAAAGATAGAATTAGAAGTATTTCAAATGACTCAAGAACAGTTGTGGGTGGAGATACTATAACTATCAACATTAATGGTGGTTCTGGAAGTGCTACAGATATTGCTAGAGAAGTTAAAAGAGCACTTGAAGAAATACAAAGTAAGCAGAGAAGGACGGCGATAATATGAAAAAAGTAAAAGTCTATAAAACAGTGAGTGGAGATACTTGGGACTTGATAAGTTATAAATTATATGGTTCAGAACAGTATTTCCATCAACTTATGAGAGCTAATCTTAATTTACTATCTATCGCCGTATTTGATTCTAATATACCTATCATAGTACCTGAAATTACACCCGTCGCAAGTGCTGTAGAAACATCAAAACTACCACCATGGAAAAGATAAAGTGTAGCAATATTGATATAGACACTTTATTTAGGGATTAAATCTACAAAGAGCAGTGTAAAAGCTGCTCTTTTTTATTGCTAAAAAGGAGGCTGATAGAAATGGGATAGCAAGAAATATAAAGATATTAGTTTTCTATGAAGGCGTAGATATTACAGAAGAAATACAGCCTAGTATCTCTTCTATGACTTACACAGATAACTCAAAAAATGCTGTAGATGACTTAGAGTTAGACCTGGAAAATTTAGATTATAGATGGCTTAATGAATGGTATCCTGACGAAAATTCAAGACTCTTAGTGGGGATCCAGCAGAATGAAAATGGGATATCTAAGTTCTTAGACCTTGGAATTTTCTACGTTGACGAACCTACTTTTAATAACCAAAGATTATCATTGAAATGCCTGGCATTGCCATTAGACCAAACTATTAGAGAGCAGGTTAACAGTGTTGCATGGGAAAAAATAACTCTATCAGAATTATTATCTAAAATAGCAACTAAGCATGAGTTAAGCTATGAGTTACATTGTGATAATGCTTTCTTTGATAGATTAGATCAGGACAGAGAAACAGATTTAGGTTTTTTAAATAGAGTTCTATCTGAAACAGCTCTAAGTTTGAAAGTTACTGACGATAAGCTAATAGTCTTTAATGATGATGCGTTAATTGATAACGATAATATCGACATCTTTAATATTAAAGATTTTCGTATTAGAAGCTTTACACTAAAGAAGAAAAATCAAGGAGTTTACGACAAAGTCGAGGTTAGTTATTATGATGCGGATAAAAAGAAACACATTGTTGAGACTATTACAAAAGAAGAACTTGAGAAGAGAAATGAGGTAAAAAATGCTTGATGATGGAGGATATGTAGCTTTTAAAGAGAAAGCAGATAAAACAAAAACTAAAAAAAGAGTTAAAAAAGCTAAGACAAAAAAGATTAAAACTAAAGGGAAATCTCAGGCTAAGAAGGTGGCCGAGAAAACTTTAAAGGACAGTTTAAAGCAAGAATACTCTATAAACTTAACGGTTGATGGAGATGTTAAATACTGTGCAGGTTGCATTATAGAACTAGATGATAGCTTTGGTAGATTCGCTGGACGATATGTAATTGATAAAGTTACACACAATATCGATGGAGACTACTCTTGTGATATAGAAGCTTTTAAAGTTGGTGCTAGACAAAATGCAGAAGAGAGAGCAAAATCAATAGATAAAGCTAAAAGAGATAAGGCAGAGAAAGAAAAGGCTAAAACTGCAAATACAAGAAAAAAAGAAAGAGAATTAAAAAAAGCAAATAAGATTAAAAGTAAAAAGGTGGTGAGTAAGAATGCTGGATATCTTGAAGCAAGGGGAAGTAAATGATATAGACATAGCAAATGGTAAAGCAAGAGTTATATTTCCTGATAGAGATAATAAAATTTCAGATTGGTTAAATATCCTGGTCCCATTCTCAGAATCACATTCAGATAATTATCATCTTGAGATAGGGCAAACAGTTATAGTTCTATCATTACCTGATATGATGGAGCAAGGTTACATCTTAGGCTGTCCTATGAGACCTTCAGACATTTCAGAAGGAGAAGTAAAAAGGACATTCTCAGATGGTGGATTCTATTCTTACAAAGATGGAGTTTTGACATTGTCTCCTGTCACAAAAGTAGTTATTACCGCAGACGTGGAGATTAAAAAGAAACTAACAGTTGATGGAGATACTACTTTTAAATCTAATACAGATACTAAAGGTACTGCTATGTTAGGTGGCATTAATCTTAATACTCATACTCACTCAGGAATACAACCAGGAAGTGGTAACACAGGAGGTCCCTCATGATAGGAAGCTTAGGAGACATAATTTTTTATGCTAGTGACTTAAATGTTTTTTCTTTAAAGAAGGAATTATCGAGAAGTAGAAAAGCCAAAATTACTCAACATGAGCCAATTTATGGCATTGGGAAAGTAAGACAGCAAGGTAGAGAATTAATGGAAGTTAGTTTGTCTATAGAGCTAATAGCTGGGCTTACTAAAGCTCCTAGTTTACATCTGCAGATGTTAAAAGACTTTATGGAGTTGGGAAGGTATGCTCCATTAATACTAGGATATCATGTCATTGGAGAGTTTCCATTTCTAATAACTGGAATAGACGAAACACTATCACATTTCAATGCTGCAACAGGAGAGTTTGACTATATTAACTTAGATATAACTTTACTGGAGTATGTAGACGACCCTTTACAGTATCAAAAAAAGATAGAGTACAGACAAACTGCTAAGACTATTCTTGGAGTTGAGTATGAGGACACTGTAAAAAATCTGCAAAAGAAGGTGTTTAAATTATGATATTTTCTATAAATTCTAAAGATGAAATAAACTATAACCCTCAAAATGAGATAGAAGATGTAGTAAGAAATGTACATATGATACTAAGAGTTACAAAGGAAGAACAGCCGTTAATGAGAGATTTTTCTTTAGATAGTGATGTAGTTGATAAGAACATTCCAGTTATTAAAAATAAGCTCATAGGCTTACTAATGGCTAATTTAAAGAAGTATGAACCAAGGGCACTGCTTAAAAATTTAGATTTAAAGTTGGAAAATAACGACTTAGAAATAATGTTAGAAATAGAGGTGATTGTATGATAGACGATACTTATGAAATATTAGATGCAAATGCTGAAGAACTGAGACAGCAAATGCAGGAAAAGTTCGAAGAGTTAAGTGGAAGAAAAATCTCTAAACACTCGCCCGAAGGCTTAATCTTTGCTAGTGTTGCATATCTCATAGCTATGAGAGAAGAGAATTACAATGATAATCTGAAGCAAAATTACTTAAAATATGCTAGAGATTACAGATTAGACCTGTTGGGAGATAGGTATGGAGATAGAGGATTAAGACTAGAAGAGCAATATGCTAAAGCTACTTTTAGATTCCATATCATATCTGCTAAACAAAAGAAAATAGTTATCCCAAAAGGGAGCTTGATTAGATATAATGACCTTTATTTTGAGACAAATGAAGAGTATTCTATTACAGAAAATACCTTATTTGTAGATGGAATTGCTACGTGCAAAACACCAGGAACAATAGGGAATAATATCCCTGTAGGTCATATCAATACAATGGTTGACTTATATCCTTACTTTTCTAAAGTAGAAAATATCACTATTTCAAATGGTGGGACTGACTTAGAAGAAGATGAGGTCTATAGAGAAAGATTAAGACTTGTACCTGACTCGTTTTCTGTTGCAGGTTCAGTTGGAGCTTATGTGTTTTGGACTTTATCGACATCTCCAGAAATAGTTGATGTTACTGTTAAGAGTCCAAACCCTTGCGAAGTTGATATCTACGTACTTACAAAAGATGGGGTTCCTTCTGAAGAGTTGAGAAACCAAGTATTAAAAGTTGTAAACTCAGATGAAATAAGACCTTTGACAGATAAGGTTACTATAAAAAGCCCTGAAGTTGTAGATTACAAAGTTGAATTTGATTATTACATAAATAAAGCTGATGAAATTAGCATTAATTCTATAAAAGATAAGGTGCAGACAGCAGTAAATGAATACATAGAATGGCAAAAAAATAAGTTAGGAAGAGACATCATACCTGATGAGTTAATTAAAAGATTAAAGCTTGCTGGAGTAAAGAGAACTGTTATAACATCTCCAATTTACAAAAAGCTAGAACCTCATCAGTTTGCTAAGTGTAATGCTAGTGTAGTAGTCAATTATCTAGGAGTTGAAGACATATGATATTAATAGATGACTTGAAATTAACAGACATTGCTGCAGTATCTACTTTAGATGACGCTACGACTAAATGGATATATGAGTCTATAGACTTCGTCTTGAGAGGTAGAAACTCTATCATAAACAGTGAATTAAAAAAGCTTGAAATGACAGATTTAATGAATGAGCAAGAAATTAATATGCTGTTATGGGAATACTCTATATACACTAAAAATGCAACTCTTGAAGAAAAGAAAAAAATAGTTAAGAGAGCTATATTTTCTAAGATTAATATAGGGACAACTAAGGTATTAAAAGACGTGTGTGGTCTATTGTACAAAGGCTTTGATGTAAAAGAATGGACTGCCTACAATGGTAGACCTGGTACTTTTAGAATCTATACGGATAAGAAAATAGTAGATCCTAAAGAGTATAGAGAATTAATGGAAAACATAGAAGCTAATAAGAACGTTAGAAGCCATTTAGACTATATAGAGCTGAAGCAGATAAACACATCTAAGTACTACATATCTGGCTTTAAAGAAGTAACGTTATTGGCAACTAAGGAAAATAAAAAGAAAGACTTTAGTGTAAATAATGCTATTTATATAAAAGGATACAAGCAAATAATAGGAGGTATTAGCAAATGAAATTTAATGGAATAACTAAAAAAGGTAGAGAATACTTGGCTAAAATCCAAGCCGAAAACAAGCCGATTAACTTTGCTAAGATTAAAATAGGCGATGGTAGATTAGATAACTATGATAACCCTGCAGAGCTAGAACATTTGATTAATCAAAAAGTTGAGAAAGGAATATTAACCCTAAACCAGGAACATGACACAGTTATTTTGACTACTAACATTGATAATGTGAGCCTTAGAACAGGGTATTATCCAAGAGAAATAGGTGTGTTTGTTAACGATAATGGGCAAGAGATAATGTACTATTATATGAATGACGGAGATGAAACTTCTTGGATACCGCCTGAAACCGACGGTCCATTTAAGATAGAATTGAAACTTAATTTAATCGCATCTAATGCTCAATCTATAGTAGTGGAAGGAGTTGGAAAAGATCTATTCATCACAAAAGAATTCTTAGAAACTAACTATACACAAAAGGGAGGATACACAGGAACAGCTCAAGAAATTGATGATAGAGTAGTTTCTGCTCTTGGAAAAGAAGATGGAAAATTTCCTTTAACAGAAGCAGTAAAAGGTAATGTTTACTATTTTCCAGGAAACAAGAAATTCTACATTTGTAAAGAAGCTCAAAACAGAAGAGTAAGTGTTCCAGATGGGAACTTTGAAGAGTTGTCTATCTGGGAAAATCGTAAGAGATTGGAAAATTTATTCAAATACTCTG